GGTACATGCGTGATTATTCTAACCCTAAGACAAACAAGCGGAAGAATTGGAAGGTTCTTCGCGCGGCTTGCCCGGAAATTTTCCGATCAGTCTACCTCAACCACGTTTTTGGCACCAGATTTGATATTGACGAGTACGAGAATTTCGTCTTACAGTCCTCAATGATTATTGACTGGGGCGATTTTATTGTCAGGTTTTTCAAAGAAGGTTCATTGGATATTGCTGACATTTTTAAGTCGGCCCCGAATGTTACGAACAGGGTCAGGAACTTTGTTTCTGAAATTCCAGCGACGTATCGGTGTCTCGACCGCATTTTGGAAATGAAAACGGGCCTTCCATCCACAATTATGTGTTGCTCGCCGCTTGTGCTGCATACATTAGGCGCAACGGTGGGTGGAGCTCGCAGTCGCCGAAGATAGCAATCGCTCGTGGATATGTAGGTTATTGCGCGTCTCACATAATGCTTGCACTTTGTCGTGACGTCAACCTATCACGATTTACCACGTGGGTCTTCTACGTATGCTCTGAGGGCGTCGTGCGGGATTTTTGTGAGCGCGGGCCTGATGCGCTTGACCGTTCTGAATTCGTCTTCAATGCTGGTGGTGGAAGCTCGATGAGCCAGTTGTATGACGATATTGCCTCTTTTGCCAAGACTGACCTTTTCTGGATTGTCAAATGCACACTCCGACTTACTTTTGCACTCGGAGCGCTGTATTTTGGCATTAAGAATGGGAAGAACTGGGAGTCCATTGTTGGTTCTGCAGGCTTCACTGCCAATATGAAAGCTATCGCAGGGTTTAAGGGTCATGCGATTGTCAGCGAGTTTATGGCGATGTATGACCGGCTTTACACGTCGTACGTTACTGGATCTTTATCATCTTTTTTTGACATTGATGATGCTGACAACGACATCTTCCGGCGTTATGATTGGTTCATGCACGCAGACATCGCGAAACTCGATTCAGGAATTCCGAATTTTGCTGGCGACTCTATGATTTATTACCACGAGTTCCTCAAGTTTGGTGACGATCTGCGTAAGGACATTCGCGACAGAGTTGCTGCTGAGTCCAGACAGCTTAGTGTGCGCAATTCCTGGAAGAGTAAGGGTACTATGGTAGAGGCACGTCACACCGAGGTTGCACATAAGCTTGACTCTCTCGGCATGCACGCCGCGCCGTACGCTGTTCTGTTAGCGGGTAAATCGTCTATTGGCAAGAGCCTTCTTACGGCAATTTTGCGCAAGGTTTGCTGTACTGCAATGGGCTTGCCCGCTGATGATACATACACGTATATCGTGAATGACCTCATGAAACATTGGGACGGCTTCTGCAGTCACATGCATACACTCTTGTGGGATGATGCTAGCGCTGTTCAGCTTCAGTCTGGAGATCCGCTTTTCCTCGGCAGTTGGCTAAACGTTATTGGGAATAACCCTTACGTACCACCTGCAGCTGATTTGTCGAACAAGGGGCGGTTCCGTGCGAATTTTAAGTTCGCATTTGTGACATCGAACTCCATTGAATTGCAGGCTAATCTCGTCATGAACGCTCCAGAAGCTGTCATGCGACGGTTCAAAGTTGTCGTTGTACCGACTCTCAAGAAGACCAGTGAGGGACCAAATGGTGGTATTCGTAGCTTGGCACACGACGACGTCAGGACTACAGCTGACATGGACCACTGGAGCTTCTGTGTCATGAGGCCTGCACTTTACGGTAATGTTGTGCGCAAGGATCAGTATAGCACGAGTGACGGCACGCGGAAAACCATCACGTATAATGGGATAGTTTACAACGTACTGCATGATGGGTGTGATCTCGTGGAGCTCAGCAAGTTTCTTCATGAAGACGTCGTTGATCATTTCCGCAGCCAGGAGAAGGTGTTGGAGGCTGCAGACGGCGTTAAGAACGGGAGATTTGATCCGGAGACTGGTGTACTTACTTTCCAGTCTGGGATGATCAGCAGCGGGTTCCTGTCCAACGTGGCGTGCGTTGCTGTGGCCTGTGTTCTTGTGTTTTTTCCATACGTCCATTTCGCAGTCTTCGTACGCAGTGTGTTGATGTGCATGAATGCCAGGTGTATCGTTTTTGTTTTGATGACTATTGCGATATTCTGGTTTGATGTCGGCGCAATGTTGTCTGCAGATCGTCGCGTCCTTGCACTATATCGCATTGTGTGGTATCAGACAGTGATCTACAGGTG